TATGTAATATGGATGAGATTGGTAAAGATAGTCCTTTCGAGGAACCTACAGAGTCTGAGAAGGAACTTACCTCTTGGATTGTAGACCACACTGAGCGTTGGCGTGATCACCGTGACGCTAACTACATGGATGCTTGGCAAGAGTACGAGCGTATCTTCCGTGGTCAATGGGCTGCTGAGGATAAGCAACGAGACTCTGAGCGTTCACGTATCATCTCTCCAGCTTCTCAGCAAGCTGTTGAGACTCGTCACGCTGAGATCATGGAAGCTATCTTTGGTCAAGGTGAATTCTTTGACATCCAAGATGACGTTAAAGATGTAGACGGTAATCCTCTAGATGTTGAACAAATTAAGGTTCAGCTCCATGAGGACTTTAAGCGTGACAAGATTAAGAAATCCATTGACCAGATTGAGTTGATGGCTGAGATTTATGGTACAGGTATTGGTGAGATCATTGTCAAGTCTGAGAAGGAATATACTCCAGCTACTCAGGCAATTCCCGGCATTGCTAACGCAGCAGCTATCGGTGTTCAAGAGAAAGACCGTGTTGCAGTTAAGATCAAGCCTGTCAATCCTAAGAACTTCCTTATTGATCCTAATGCTGATTCCGTGGACGATGCTTTGGGCGTTGCTATCGAGAAGTACGTATCCATTCACAAGGTGGTTGCAGGTATTGAAAGTGGCATATACAAGAAAGTAGATATCACACCTCAGTTTGATGACTCAGACTTGGAGCCTACACAGGATCTGCGTAACTTTGAAGATGACAAGGTTAAACTCCTGACTTACTACGGCCTTGTGCCTCGTGAGTACTTGGAAGACTTGGAAGACAGTGAAGTTACAGACCTCTTCCCAGATGACTCCGTAGCTGATGAGCACTCAGATCTCGTAGAAGCCATTGTCGTTATTGCTAATGACTCAATCCTATTGAAAGCTGAAGCTAATCCTTACATGATGAAGGATCGTCCAGTCATCGCTTACCAAGACGATACAGTTCCCGGTCGTTTCTGGGGTCGTGGTACGATGGAGAAGGCCTACAATATGCAGAAAGCTATTGATGGTCAGCTTCGTGCTCAGATGGATTCAATGGCATTGACTACAGCTCCCATGATTGCCATGGATGCTACACGTCTGCCTCGTGGTGCTAAGTTTGAGATTAAGCCCGGTAAGGCTATCTTGACTAATGGTTCACCTTCTGAGATCTTGTATCCTTTCAAGTTTGGTCAGACTGATGGTAGTTCAGCAGTTGCAGCGCAGAACTTTGAGCGTATGCTCTTGCAAGCTACAGGTACAGTTGACAGCGCAGGTATGCCCTCCAATGTTCCTCGTGATGCAGGTGCTGGTGGTATGTCTATGGCTATGGCAGGTATCATCAAGAAGTACAAGCGTACCTTGAGTAACTTCCAAGAAGACTTCATGATCCCGTTCATTAACAAAGCTGCCTTCCGTTATATGCAGTTTGACAGTGAGCGTTATCCATCAGTTGACATGACATTCATCCCCACAGCTACTTTAGGTATCTTGGCACGTGAATTTGAGCAACAACAGATGATTGGCTTGTTGCAAACCTTAGGCCCCAACACACCAGTACTGCCATTGATCCTTAAAGGTATCTTGCAGAACAGTTCATTGTCTAACCGTGGTGAGTTGATGGCTGCTTTGGATCAGATGTCACAGCCTAATCCTCAAGCTGCACAGGCTGCACAGGCTCAGCAGATGGCTCAAATGCAGCTGGCACAGGCTCAAGTGGCTGACTTGCAGTCTAAGGCTCAGAAACAACAAGCTGAAGCTCAGAAAACCATGATTGAAGCTCAAATGATCCCTGAAGATCACCGAGTTAAGGTCATTCAAGCTGCTGCAACGAACATTGATCAAAGCAGTGACTTTGATAAACGCTTGAAACTGGCTGACATGATGCTAAAAGAGAAGTCAGTTAACCTGAAAGCTGCTGATATTGCCTCAAATGAGCGTATTGCCAGCCTTCAGATGATGAATAAACAAAATAAAATGTAAAAATACTTGACAAAGTGTTGTTTTTATGCTACAATAACACTATTGTTAAGTAATTAATAGAAAGGTTCTCCTTAAATGGATAAAGAACTAAAACCATGCCCTGTTTGTAACACAATAGACCATCCTAAATCTACGAATAAAGGCCATTTATGCAGGCCTTGTGCCAAAAAAAGGACGGAACGTTGGATTGAAGCAAACCCAGAAAGATTTTTCTTTAATCAATTAAAATCTAAGTATGGGATTGAAAAAGAACAGTATTTGGGAAAACTTATTAAACAAGGAGGCCGTTGCAAAATTTGTTTAGAGGTTGAGACAGACACAGATAAACGTACTGGAAAAGTGAAAAGTTTAGCAGTAGACCACAATCACGATACTGGACAAATACGAGATCTGCTCTGTAAAAAATGTAATACAGCTTTAGGGCTTCTTAAAGAAGATCCAAAACGTATTCAAAATATGCTCAACTATTTGGATGAACACAATGGCTCTTGATAAGGAATTACAAGTTTACTACGAAGAAACCTTTAATACCATGAGTACTAAGGGTTGGGGCTTCTTAATTGAAGACTTCGAGAAGATTAAGGCTAGTTTAAACGACATTTCCACTGTCACGGACACACAAACACTTTATTTCCGCAAAGGACAGTTGGATATTCTTGAATTAGTTTTAGGGCGTAAGGCTACGTGTGAGAAAGTGTATGAGGAGTTACAAGATGAGTAAACGCATCTATGACTTCATATGCCCTAACGATCATGTAACTGAATCGCTAGTTGATAGTGATCATACCACTGCTAAATGTAAGGTATGTAGTAAGGACGCTATCAGGGTTGTATCCTCCCCAAGGATAAAGCTGGATGGTTGCTCAGGCGATTTCCCTTCAGCTTCCGACAGGTGGGTACAAGTACGGGCTGAAAAGCTCAAACAAGAAAAGAAACAGAACGCATCCCACGTGGGTGACTAACTCTGAATTCAATTATAAAACTCCTAGAACCCGTCAAGGGCAGGATGAAAGGTAGGTATGGCTCTCATTGATAATGAAGAACTGGGTAAGAGCGAATTAGACGCAGTAGACGAACAGCAACAGACAGCTCGTGAAACAGCTCCTGTACCAACTCAAGAAGATGCTCCAAAGATTCCCGATAAGTATCGGGGTAAAAGTTTAGAGGACATCGTGACAATGCACCAAGAGGCTGAAAAGCTCATTGGTAGGCAAGCTCAGGAAGTAGGTGAAGTTCGACGCTTGGCTGATGAACTCATTAAACAACAACTCTCCACTAAGCAAACGACACAGCCTCCAGTAGTAGAGAATGAGATAGACTTCTTTGAAGACCCTAAGTTAGCGGTTCAAAAAGCAGTAGCAAATCATCCCGATGTATTGGCAGCTAAACAGGCCTCACAGCAGTTAAAGCAGATTCAGACACAAGCAATGCTCAACAAGAAGCATCCTGACTTTGCAGATATTGTACGTGATGGTGAGTTTATTGAATGGGTTAAAGCCTCTCCAATGAGACTTAACATCTATGCAATGGCTGATGCTAATTATGATTTTAATGCTGCAGATGAACTTCTCTCAACATTCAAACAGATCCGAACATCTAAAACACAACAAACCACAGATGCAGGTAATGCTGTACGCAAGCAAAACTTGACAGCAGCAGCAGTTGATGTTGGAGGAACTGGGGAATCATCTAAGAAAACCTATCGTCGTGCCGACCTTATCCGGCTACGTATGACAGATCCGGCACGTTATGAAGCTATGGAGCCAGACATTATGGCAGCATACGCTGAAGGGCGTGTACGGTAAAACACAATTTAATTTAATTTTAGGAGAATTATAAATGGCTTTAGGTACAGCTCACGTAACGGTAACAACCGCAGCAACGTTTATTCCAGAAATCTGGAGTGATGAGATTGTAGCAACATACAAGAAGAACTTGGTGTTGGCTAACTTGGTTAAGAAGATGAACTTCAAGGGCAAGAAAGGTGACACCGTTCACATTCCAGCCCCTACACGTGGTTCCGCTTCTGCTAAGGCAGCTTCAACTCAAGTTACATTGATTGCAGCTACAGAATCTGAAGTGGTTGTTTCAATTGATCAACACTATGAGTATTCACGTTTGATCGAAGATATTGTCGAAGCTCAAGCTTTGTCTTCACTGCGTAACTTCTACACTGAAGATGCTGGTTACGCTCTGGCTCGTCAAGTTGATACATCCATTATCCAATTGGGTCGTGGTGTTCAAGGTGGCGGCGGTACAGCTGCTTACTCCGGTGCTTTCTCAGGTGCTGACGGTACTACAGCTTATGTTGCTGGTGCTAACACTGGTTTGGGTGCTCTGACTGATGCAGCGATTCGTCGTAGCATTCAGCGTTTGGATGACAACGACATTCCTATGGACGGTCGCTTCTTGGTCATTCCTCCTTCAAGCCGTAACACATTGATGGGCTTGGCTCGTTACACTGAACAAGCCTTCGTTGGTGAGTCCGGTGGTAGCAACACCATCCGTAACGGTGAAATTGGTAACTTGTACGGCACTCCCGTGTTCGTTACTTCTAACGCTGATACAACATCTGGTTCTACAGCTTGCCGTATTGCACTGATGGGTCATAAAGACTTCGCAGTGTTCGTCGAGCAGCAAGGTGTTCGTTCACAAACTCAGTACAAACAAGAGTACCTCGGTACATTGTTCACAGCCGATACATTGTATGGCGTGAAAGAGTTGCGTGACAATGCAGCAGTTGCTTTGGCAGTTCCAGCCTAAGTGAGTTAAGGGTTCCCACTGTAATAGGTGGGAGCCTTTTTAATGTATTATAAGTAGTACATCAGAAAGGTACACATATATCATGAAATTTAAATGTAAATCTACTAATCTTGTTTATAACTTTGAGTTTGAAGTAGACATCTTGTCTATGATGAAACATCCAGACTACGAGTCAGTTCCAGAGAATGAACCAGAACAAGAAGTTAAACCAGCTGCAAAAACAACTAAGAAACAATCTAAGGTAACATCAGATGAAAGCAGTATCAACGGGTAATGTTTTAACAGCAGCAACAAAGACTACTGTTTTTACAGTGCCTACTGGTTATTATGCTAAGTGGGTTCTTTGTTATGTTGTTAACACTACAGGTAACAATAAAGCTGTAGATGCTCTTTGGTATGACTCAAGTACAGCTACTGAAATACACATTTTAGATAACTACGTACTAAGCCCCACACAGTTTATTAAGTTTAACGATGGTGCTTATGTAGTGCTTGAAGAGGGCGATCAAGTGCGAGTAGAGTCAGAGGCTGGCTCAACAATGAATACTATCAATACGTTTGAGTTATACAGAAAAGGTGAATAATCATGGCAGTAACTAATGCTGACATTTTAGGCTGGTTAAATGCCAATCCTGATGCTAGTCCAGAGCTTATCAATCAAACGATGGCTGAAGCTGGCGTTAGTGCTGCTCAGTATCAATCTGCTACTGGTACTCCTCCTCCTCCAGTAACACAAGCATCTTCTCCTGAAAAGTTTGCTACTTTAGTACAAGAAGCAACATCTCCAGCAGTTAATACAGTAGCTCCTACATCCACAAAAGTAGTTGGTGGCCCTGTACAAACAAACCCTGCCGTTAGTAACGCTGACATTCTTGGATGGTTTAATGCTAATCCCAATGCTGATACTGCATTGATTAACCAAACAATGCAAACTGCTGGAGTTTCTCCACAACAAGTTTCAGCTGCACTGTCTAGTAACCCAGATGTCGCTAAGACATACCTTACTCAACAGATTCTTGGTCAAGGAACTGCAAATCAGTGGTCAGGAGAAGGCTTTGGTTCAGCGCAAGCTAATGCTGCTGACATGGCTAAGATTTTGTCTAGTATCGGCATTACAGATATCAGTCAATTTGGAAAAGTTACTAAAGAAGTTCCAACATATGATGAGTTTGGTACTCAAATTGGTACGGAGAAAGTTGAAACATTTGGAAATAAGGTAACTGGACAAGCAGTTCCAAACACTTATAGCGAACGTCAGACTGGTAACTTCTTTGGTGGAACTTTTGCAGGTAAAGGGAATACTGGATACGGTGTTCAGTTTGATGCTAGTGGTAAACCTGTATTTTATACTCAAGGTGCTTCAAGCTCTGATATTGGCAGTTTGATGCCTCTTATCCAGCTTGGTCTAATGGCTACAGGTGCTGGAGGCTTGCTTGGAAATGCTTTGCTAGGTACAACTGGAACATCTATAGCTTCTAGTGCTTTAGGTGGTGGTTTACTTGGTGGCGGTCTTTCAGCTGCTACAGGCG